GATACCGTTTGCGCCAATATCAATAGTAAAAGTATCACCGTCATTAAGAGTGAGAGCAGAACCGTAATCGTAATAACCAACGATTGGGTCAGCAGGGGATGTTGGCGTATCGTTATAAACAACAACGTATCTAAAAGCTGCGACAGAGCCACCTGATGCAGTTAGCACTTTATCATCGGCAGATAATTTATAAGTGCCGCCTGTTTGGGTGCTTGTTACGTTTGCTAATGTTCTATCAGAAAGGTTTGTATAACTGATTTCCGTTGCGTTTGCCAAAACACCATTGCCGTCTGTCACGATGCTTGTTCCAGATGTGGGATCAGTAGCACACAATGCAATTTTAAACGTGTCAGCGTTCATATCCATTGCGTTCGCCAGATTGACCACAAAGTCATTTACTTTAGTAAAACTTGCCATTTAGTAGCTCCTTATTTTCATCCTGCGACCAGAGCCGCCAGTTTTTGCCCGTTCACTTTCCGCATTTATATCATTGATTGCCTTTTGATACAATGCACTCCATTCTTGTATTCTATTACCCTCAGATAGATATGGAGCAGAATGAAGTAAAGAACCATATAGATATGCGGAAGGATAATAAGTCATTAACCAGTTTGTACTGTTTACAGCTAGGTCTGGTATCTCTTCGTAGTAGGTAAGTTCTAAAACCGTATCTCCATCGGGTTTTGGAAATACCTCAAAAGCTTGATCTAGGATTGTATAAACTTTAGGAACACCAGCGCTATCATTGTTTCCCTGCCTTAACTTTGATATTTCCAAAGCTCCAACAAGTTCTAATATTTGAAAGTTTCCTGAAGTCTTTACCATTCTTACCGCTTCAAGAAAATTGTTTGGCAAAGCTGTGTACTGGGAGTCAACAGTTGCAATAACTCTATCTTCCATACGCCAGTGTCTTATTTCCCTATTTAGTTGAGCTTCTGCAAGACTAATAAAATCAGGAATAACTGATGTTAAATCATCTCTATTTAGAAAATCAGCTATGCTTGCTTTTAAATCGTTGTAATTAGTTAAAGCCATCTAACAATTCCATCTTCTACGAGCAGCTTTGCCACGTTCACCTGTCCAACCTTTAGACCTAGCGCAAAATGACTTCTTACGAGCCTTATCTTTTGCAGTTAAGTTTTTCTTTTTTGTTACCGCCGTTTTTAATTTCGACTTTGGGTTTTTTCTCCTATGTGCAGCAACACCTTTTGCGGTCATGCCAGCACCCTCTTTTACCGAACGGTAATTACGACCTTTGCCTTTGGTCGTTTTGGGTATGGCTTTTTCTCGCTTTCTTGGCATTACTGTTGAGCGGATTTCATTTCCGCTAACTGCGATTTGTAGTTAAAGTACATATTTAGTAAGGCTTCTCTTGGTAATGTTGTGCCTAAGTTTTTTTGCATACTTTCTGAAAATGCTGCGAAATCAGCTTCTTCTCCAGATGACGGTAAAGCATTTCCACCGCCCATTTGCGCTCTAGGATCAGCAGGCATATCATATGTTGGACCCATAAAAGGATTAGAAACAGGCTGTCTAAAACTCATTTCCTGAGCATTCATAGGTGTAGTGTTAGGCTGTCTAAAACTCATTTCCTGAGCATTCATAGGCGTAGTGTTGGGCTGAGTAAAACTTATTTCCTGTAGGTTTTGAGGTGTACTACTTGGTTGAGTAAAACTCATTTCCTGAGCATTCATAGGCGTTGTGCTAGGTTGAGTAAAACTAGCTTCCTGATTTGCCATTGCAGCATCAAATGGTCTAGCCCTAGGTTTAGCTAATGCCTGCACAATAGGAGAAGTATTTGGGCTAACAAACATACGCTCACGCTGAGATCCGTATGGATCTACGCCAAGATCATTTAATATTCCGCTTAACGGTCCACCAGAAAATTCATCGCCTCTAGTATCTCTACCACCGCCATCTATAGCATCAAATAAAGCAGGAACATAACGCTTATTTGCTTCATCAAAATAGCCAAATCTACCATCATTGTTGGCTTTTCTACGATCTTCTGCTGAAGTTCTTTCGTATCTAGCTGCCCCTTTTCCAGAACCAAGACCGCCAGACCTTGCTGTAGCACCGCTACCAAGAGGACCACCTGTTCTGCTGCCACCGCCTGAACTTCTACGCATAGAAGCAAAATGACTGGCGTGGGGGTTTTCCATACCTAAAGCTCTGTAATGAGCTTCAACTCGCTGCATATGTTCTTCATTAGCCATTACTTCTTACCCTTCTTTTTAGATTTTTTCTTCTTAGGACGCTTCTTAGCTGTTTTTGCCGCATCTTTAAAGTCTTTATCAGAAGGTGCGCCTTTTGCGTTCTTCTTACGCATTTTCTCACCAGAACCAGCTTTAATTCTAGCTCTCTTTTTAGCAATGTTTCTATATAAAGACATTATTTTTTCTTAGCTTTTTTAGTTTTTTTCTTTTTCTTAGTCGTTTTTTTAGGAGGTCTACCCATTGTAGAACCATAAGTACCCTTACCGCTCGGCATAATGATCTCCTTTATTTTTTTAAACACATACCACATTATGCAATGCCACGCAAATTGCGTTTTATGTCGCCCTTCCAGCTAGTAAATGCTCCAGATAATGCAGTTGCAGCATCACTTGCCATTGTTAAACACAGCGCATCAGCTAAGTCAGGTGACGCTAATCCACGCTTACGCATCTCATCCTTACTTTCAGCTTTCATCTTACCACTAGACGTAAAGCTATATCTAATACCTGTCAATTCCGCTAACAACTGATCGTCTTTTGGCAGCTTACAAGCACGATCCTCAAACCAACCCTTAGTCTTAAACCACAACTCACTACGCAAATTTAAATATGTAGCGCCCATACTAGGCGCTTCTGCAACATTAACACCACGAACAGGCAACTCTAGCTCACGCAATCTATCAACAACACCAGAACCAAGCCCAATACTATCCACAAGTATCTCTCTAGGCCGTCTGGATGGCTGTAAACCTTCATATTCTGCAACAACACGACCAACAGTCTGCATCAAATCTAAACCAGACCAAGACCTTATTTCAGTCACAATAGAACCTTGCCGCTTACAAAGCGCAGTTTTGTCATTACCAAACCTACTAACGTCCAAACCCCACACACTGGGCAAGTCTTCATCACCCTCAACGTCACGATGTATCGCATTCTCAACCAAGTGATACGGTATAATCGTATCATCATCAGCCTGTGGAAATTCGCCTAAAACCCTGATTCTAAAGGCATTACTGTCTTCACCATAGCGTAACTTCATCTCTTCAATAAATTCATCACTTACCAAAGGGCTTTCAATGCATGACCAACGCCTTGTCCACCAGCTATCAGCAAGCCTATTCTGGCTCTCAAAAAATGTACCACTAGATCTAGTAGGGTTACTCAGCATAATCGTAGTTGCATTATGACCAGACATGGAACCAGCAGCAGCTTCAAATACTTGCTCAGGCACACCAGATGCCTCGTCTACAACTAACATAACGTGTTCTGAGTGTACCCCAGCAAGCGCTTCTGGCGTTTCTGCTCTTGAAGTTCTAGCTGAAATAAACATCTCACTAGGAGCAGAAGTATGCTCAACACGATCAGACTTAACATTCAGCACATCGTGAAACGCAGGCGGTAACTCATTAATCCACCGCTTCATCTCAGCAAATAAAGCATCAAACAACTGACTAGATGTCGGCGCAGTTACAACAACCTTATTCGGATAATGCATCAGGAAATACCAAAGCATAGCCCAAGATGCAGCCGCGCTCTTACCAGTTCCATGTCCAGAGCGAATTGAAATTTTTCTTTCTCCATCAGCAATAGCCTGCAAAAACTCAGCCTGATAATCTAACGGCTCTAATCCAAGCACCTCCCTCACAAACAATGTTGGATTTTTAGCGTAGCGCTGGGTAAACTCAATCATCGTATTCTGAGATAAGTCATTCATGGTCAATAACCTTCATCTTACGCAGCGCGTCTAAATGCAAATCACCAATGTTAATCTGGATGTTTTGCTGACTACCGCTACCATAACGATTTTTGTTTAAAGATGAAGCTATAAAATTATGTTGCTGCGCTAAACCTTTAGCAATGCCAATATCAACCTGATTAACATTACCCTCAGCAACGTCACGATCACCGTTTAAGGCTTCTTTAACCTCAGTGTCTCGCCTATCTTTAATATCGTTAAGAGCTTCAAACGCAGCATCAGCATGAGCATCAGCCACTAAATGCTCTATCTCTCGTATAGCGTTGCCATACTTTTCGTCTTTCATCACGTTACGCCTAAAGTAGCCGCGATCTAAATCTAGTTCTTTAGCAATCATAGGAATTGTTTTGCCAGCTAACAATTCTCTCTGCAAAGCCTCAACGCCACCTCTTTGATCAAGTTCGGATAAAGCTTTTTTTAATTTTGGTTTACCAGCCATATTCTTTCCGCAAAAGTTATGTTCAACATACTACAATTATTAATTATTAATGCCTATAGGCATTTTAATAAATAAATAATCTTAAGTATAGGTATGTCTTATTAGTTTTAAGCCCTTTAAAATATAGAAAATATTAAAATATTAGCAAAATATCTGCAAAATACTTAGGATTTTGATTTTCCTAACAATTCCTAAATTCCTAATAGGGGGTAGGGGGGGGGTGTTGCGAGAG